GACTGGCAATCACGCATACTCGCCCAAATTGGTGCGCACCTTACTAGCCAACGAAGATTTGAGCCCCTCCTTCTTGCGGTTGCTTCTGGGCACGGAATTGGTAAATCGGCGCTTGTCTCTTGGATTGCAGACTGGAGCCTTAGTACATGTGAGGACGCGAGAATCCTGGTCACGGCCAACACGGGCGATCAGTTGGCAACCAAGACCATCCCGGAAGTCAAAAAGTGGTTCTCTCGGTCGATCAACAACCACTGGTGGACCCTCGCGGCTGAGTCCATTAAGAGCGCCGACAAGAAACATGCCGACAACTGGCGCATCGACTTCCATACGTGGTCGCTAGAGAAAACGGAGGCATTCGCAGGACTTCATAACAAAGGAAAGCGCATCGTCCTTATCTTTGACGAAGCCTCCGCTATTCCCGAAAAAATCTGGGAGGTAGCCGAAGGCGCTCTGACTGACGCAGAGACGGAGATTATCTGGGTAGCGTTCGGAAATCCTACCGTCAATACCGGGCGATTCCGGGAGTGCTTCGGCAAACTTAAGCATCGCTGGAAAACAAGGCAGATCGATTCAAGGACAGTACCCGGAACCAACAAGGCACAGATCGGCAAGTGGGTGGAGGATTACGGTGAAGATTCAGATTTCTGTCGAGTTAGAGTCAAAGGCGAATTCCCCAGAGCAGGATCGTCTCAATTTATTGCTTCAGATGTTGTTGCGCTCGCAAGAAGGCGAGACGTGGGAGATCAGGCTAAGGCATTCAAAATCCTATCGGTGGATGTTGCTAGATTCGGTGACGATGAGTCTGTCATCGGATTCAGACAAGGACTTGTATATAGGATTATCGAACGCATCCGAGGAGCAGATACCATGCAAATCGCCATGCGAACCATGCACTTCACCCGCATCCACGAACCACGAGCCTTAGTTATCGATGGAGATGGTGTAGGTGGTGGGGTAGTTGATTACATTAACCTTCACTTTGCTGAATGGATGAAAGTTCGCCCTTATTTCAAGCTCAAGGAGTTCCACGGAGCCGGGTCTGTAGCCGACAAGTCGATGTACTACAACAAACGCGCCGAGGTCTGGGGGCTGATGCGCGACTGGCTGGTTACAGGGTCTATCCCTGACGATCCGGAGGTGGAATCCGACCTTACCGGACCCGAGTATTTCTTCTCCAGCAAAAACACGATCCAACTGGAATCGAAAGAGGACATGAAAAAGCGAGGTCTGTCCTCACCTGACATCGGGGATAACCTCGCCATGACCTTTGCGGTGATGCCGGAACGCCAGACTAGGGATGAAGCCTTCCGGGAATCCTTGGAAAAGGAACAAGACCCGATGCAGCGCCACTTTATGTTGTTAGCGGAGACGGAAAGACGTAAAAAGGCAGCGCAGCCGAAAATGTACTGGCAATAAGGAGACAGATGGATCAGGAAAATCTGCTTTGTAATCTGTGCGGTAAGAAGTTGATTCCACGCAAGAGCGGAGAATCTACGTCATGGGATTGTCCGAAACATGGATCGCGCATATTGGATACGAAGGTTTTGGGGTCGAGGGATGCTGCTCACTGAGGAGCAAAGGTGAGCGGATGTGCTTTAGCGCGTTTCGAGGCTCCTTGCTCAGTATGGACGACCCCAAACATTAAATCTGCTTGACGTAGCAGGGAAAAGGGGATTTAGTTATGATGATGACCCTCAACAAGATGGTTCAGTGGTTCCGCTACCACGTGCGTGCCTTTCTGGGCACCGATGTACTGCCTACCCGCCTTGAACTCATCGCATTTCGCAAGTCTATCGAGAAGAATCATCGTCAAGTGCTCGAAATTCTCTCAAAATCTAAATCTCAGGCCGAAATTGACTACAAAGTGAAGTCTTTTATGGCCCCCACTCTCGATTGGGAAAACGTGCAGCGCCTGGAACTCGCCAATATGCAAAAGGAAGTCTTGAAAGAGGGCTAAACAAGTGGAATCCTTCTGGCGTCGTAAGCGGATTGAGCAGATGAGGATTGAAGAGGCAGAAGCATTAGAGGGTTTGGCGTCGGATGTGGCGGCTCATATAGCCAAAATGACACCAATGATCGAAGCCCTCAAAGAAAAGCAACGCATTGAGCCGGAAATCGATGGTTGTGACCGGAATTTTCTCGAATCGCTCAAAGTTCTCTGGTAATTGAAAGGAAATCATGGCTTTTCCAGCAAAAGACGGCAAGAAGTACACCAATGCTGATACCGCTCGCTCTCATGGCGGAATTATGAAGGAACCAGCGCCTCAACCCGAGCAGCAGGGACCACCGCCCATCGAATCCGACCCTGAAGCCATGCAATGCGTCCAGATTCTTCAGCAAAAGGGATATACGGCTGATGACGTGGAGCAGGCTATGGGCCAGAGCGAGCAATCTGAGTCCGGACAGCAGGAACCGCCAGCTATGGGAGGGATGTAATGCCACTTCCCCGCTACACTCCCGGAACCGGGAATCTTGGTGCCGCGCAGCCTGTTCTCGATGATCTTGGGAGCGCCTATAACAAGGGCGTGGACTTCTGGAACAACCCTGGCGCTGGAATCAGGGGAATGCTTGGTATTCCCGAATCTCCCGCTACCCATCAGGGGGCAATCCAGCAGATGAACAAGCATACCAACTCCCACGCCAACGATGCGGCCAATCAGTCATTCCAGCATCCGGTTCAGATGCAGGCACCTCCTAACCCCGTGGTGGCACCGCCCCGCAGAAAGCCGATGATGTAATGGGGGACAAATGCTATAACTGCGACAAGCCCATCCCATCGGAAGCGCAGTTGCTGAGTCCTGCCTATAAGCCCTGCTGCGATCACATGCGCGACGTGATTGTATTGCTGGCAAACCCTGAATGGCGCAAGTCGCATGGAGTGAGAGATGCCGTATAGGTCACTGGCACAAGAGCGGTTTTTCCACGCGAAAAAGGACGCACTCCAGAAGCAAGGGGTGAATGTAAGCGAGTGGGATAATGCCAGCAAGGGAATGAATCTGCCTGAAAAGAAGGCTCCACGGCGTAAATCGGTATCGACGTTGAACGGAAAGTAAATGGCTACGACAATCAATGCTCCCGCCGCTCTTACGCCTCTGAAGTTTCCGCAGGGTTACGTTCCGGGCAAATTCGCTCCATGGCCCTGTTCCGATCAGCCTATCTATGGGCCTGACGAGCTAGGCGAACTCATCTCGGTCATCAACGACCTCTCAGACAATGTAGCCAAGTGCGATTCCGCCGCCCGTATCTGGGAAGTGCTTCAGGCATGGGAGATGCGCCTGTTCCGCAGGGGCTATCACTTCCTGAACTGCGGATTCAAGGGCTGGTCGATGTACGGCGCTTCAGCCAACTCCGGAGCATCGCAGTTGACCATGCAATCCGGGAACACCATGAAACTGTTCCCCTGCAACGTCATCGGCGCTCGTCACAAGAAAATCACCGCCCTGCTCTCCCGTGAAGTTCCGGGGATGACGGTAACTCCGGTAGAAGACGAAGACCCGATGGACCAGACCGCTGCCGAGGAAGCAGAGAAGTTCCTTGAAGTCTTTCTCTATCAGGCAAAACTGAAAGCTCTCGTTACCAAGGTGGCTGGCTACTTCTGTACCGATGGCAGAGCAGGGTTGCTCACCTATACATGGGCCGACCAGACGCAGTGGGGAACTGAAACCCCCATGCGCGATCAGTTGTCCTTTGGTATGGAAGAGCCGGACGGCGTAACGCCTGAGACGGAGATGGATGGGGGTCCAGCATCGGACGAAACCCCGGCACGCAGAGAAATGAGTTTGGCTGGAGGGAAGCTCGAATGGAAAGTTCCCATCATGGCAGACGAGGAAGCGGAGATGCCTTGGGCGCGGTACTCCCATGAGGTATCTGATAATCGTCTCAAGGCCAAATACCCGTGGATCAGGTCCAAGATCACGTCAAGCACGGTATCGGATGGCGCTGACCAGCTTGACCGGATGGCTAGGATCAATGTTCGTCTGGCTATCCAGACATCATCCTCGGCAGGAAGCACCCGGGGAAATCAGGCTACCGAATCCGTAACTTTCTACCAGCCATCGGAGTATGAGTCGATTGCCGACGAGAATATCCGGGCGATCTGGTATCAGACCTTTCCGGATGGGTTGGAAGTATGGCACGCTGGAGGTCAGTTCGCTTTCTGTAGAAATGCAAGGATGTCCGATCATGTCAAGATTGCCCATCCTTCCCCCGGAGACGGGCAGAACCGCGAAGCCATCCTTACTAACTACCTTCCTTTGCAGAAAGTGCTCAATGCGAACATCTCCTTGGGCGACAGATACTTCCGTGCGGCTGTAGCGCGTAGATTCGCCAAGGCCGGGACTATCAATACTGACCTCATCAACGCTCAATCAAATGACCCCGCTAACATTACAGAGGTCCAGCTTGGAGACGGAGAATCCCTTGCCGACATTACCAGCGTCGAATCAGTCCCTCAACCAAACTCCTCACTCTTCGAGTTCATCCAGTGGCTCATACAGGGCGGTCCCGAGGCTATGGACGGCGGCTCACCTGCGGCCTTTGGGGATGTGGAAACAAGCTCCGAGGATAGAGGGTTTGTGGGAACCGCAAGGCTCCGGAGAGATCAGGCCCTGCAAGTGTTCTCTATGCCTTGGGCGGCAATCTGCGAAATAGTGTGCTGCATCTCGCAACAGGCTATCGAATCAGCGGCCAAGAACAGAATCTCGGACATCTCCGCTTCGCTGCCGGGACAGAAGAAACTCAAGATTGAAATAGGCAAATTGCAGGGTTCGGTTCTGGTGCAGCCCGAGTCACTGGAAATTCCGCAGACCATGGCCGAGCAGGAAGAACAGATGGCAGGGCTTATCGAGCAGTCCGCCAACGTAGCTCTCTATGGCGCGATCATGAATGACCCACGCAATCTTTCCGTGTTCTCTACCTTCCCATCTCTCTCCAAACTGGAGATACCGGGAGCTAACGACGTAGCCGACCAGCAGGGCGAATTTGAAATCCTGATGAAGTCCGGCCCTCTGCCTAACCCTCAGTACGAGCAGGTACAGGCGCAACTGACTCAAGGGCAGACCGACCCTGAAGCACAGACTCCGGAAGGACAGGCGGCAATGCGGCAGGCGCAACAGGCATTGCAGCAGATTCCGCAGATGATTTCGACGGTTCCCGTGGCCAAGGACACTTCGGAAAACCACGCTATCCATGCTGCCATCACGCTCGGCTTCCTGACTTCGCCCTCCGGGCGGAAGCTGAAGTACGGCAATGAGCAGCAGCAGCAAGTGTTCCAGAACTTCCTGACTCACTGGAAAGAACACATGGATATGGCGCAGAAGCTCACGCCTCCAAAGGAACTGGAGTTCAAGGGTACGGTATCGATTGACCCATCGAAGTTCCCGCCACAGGCACAGGGCAAGATGTTCCAGGCAATGGGCCTTGAGGTTCCACCGGATTCGCTGGAGCCGGAAGACCAGACCCATGAAGTGATTCAGGAAAAAGAGGGAGTCGATGCACAGGGTATTCCCACCAAGACCAAGGTTTCAGTAGCAGGCCAGCCGTTACGTTAGGAGACAGCAATGAAGATTGAGAAGCATTGGGATAGATTTAGCTTCATGTTTATGAAGTGCCAATGGTTCAGGTTGATTCCAAATATGACTAGGATTAGGAAATCAGAAGCCTTCTCCTATTATCAGAGTTTCAGTATTTCCTTCCTTTGCTTCTGGGTGATGATAACTTTCATCGGTAAGCGCATCAAGGAACCTTGGGAAATTGAAGGAACCTATGAATATAACCAAAGGAATCAAGGAATCGCGTAGGAGACAGGGAGACAAATGGACGGATTTGATGCGGTAATCGACCAGCCCGAAATCGGGGCAGAGGAAGTCGTACAGGAAGCACCTGAACAGCAAACGCAGGAACAACCCGAACAGCAACCCGGAGAGAGCGATAACAAGTTCTCGAAGCGCTTCTCTGACTGGCTGAAGACCACGCGGGACACCGCAACCGACCCTGAGATTCAGAAGTTTGCGCGGTACGGCAAAGACCTTGAAGGCCGGGATAGGCTTCTTCGGGAACTCTACCCCGAGGGTGTCAGCAAGGTACGGGAAGTCAAAGCTATCCTTGATGGCCTCGAATACGGGGAAGCCAAGGGCGTAGACGCCATATCCGCGATTCAGGACCAGATCAAGGATTACGAGCAGTCGGATGAGCTTCTGGCTTCGGGCAACGAAAAGGTGTGGGATTTATTTGGGCCAGAGTTCGATGACGGACTAGCTAAACTGGCTCCATCATATCTGAATCGTCTCCAGCAATCTAAGCCGGAAGCGTATTCAGAAACTATCCTTCCGCATCTGGTATCCGCACTACGAGTATCGCCGCTCGTCTCCGAGTTCAACGGCATCGTGGATGTGCTCAACCAGGAACCGCCTGCGTGGCTGACCCCCGACCAGAAGACGAACTGGATCAACGACAAGCTGCAAAACGTCATCAAGCACGCGAACGGTATGGCTGCGTGGCTGAATGCGCAGGATCAGGCGGTAAAAGGGAAGACGGTCCCGGGGGTAAACGGGCGTCCACCGCAGCAGGACCAGTTACAGCAGGAACGTCAGCAGATTGAGAATGAAAAGCGGCAGATGTATTGGGATAAGAACATTCATCCTAAAACAACCGCCTTTGGCGAGCAGCGTTTTCAGGAACTATTCAAGCCCTACGCTAATCGGCTCAAACTAGACCAGCCAGCAATGGATGGATTAAAGAGGGCATTTCTGACAGGCGTAGTCAACAAACTGAGCGCCGATAGGCAATATGTTACCCAGCTATCCCGCTATCAGAAGCAGACCAGCCCCGATGGAGCGGTAGTGGTTAATCTGGCTAATGTGAACTTCGATAAGCACGCAAGGGGAGTTCTTGAAGCACTCATAGATGAACGAGGCTATCGCAAGTTCATGCAGCAACGTCCGATGTCATCTCCTCCCGCACCGCGCACACCCAATGGAACCTTTGCGCCTGCCAACGGACCCAAGGTGGTATCGGTAAGACCGCCAAACGGGGAAATCGACTTTCAGAACACGCCTACCGACTGGCTGATGACCAAGGCTGACGGAAGCAAGCAGTTCCGAATGAAGGACGGAAGTATCCGGATTTTCAGGCCGAATCGATGAAGTAATTGACATTCAAAGGGATTAGCGGTTAAATCGGTTTCCAATCCAGCGGTAATTCCATTGCGCATGTGATCATGTCGTAATTCAAGTGCAGGAAGATGCGCCGCGATAGCTTCCGTCCGTCGGGGAAACCAATAACAGTTACCTCATTCGGAACTTTGACCTTCGCAGGGCCGTTGTGCGTTGGGTCCTCCTGATACTCGATAATAAAGGCGTGGGTCACCACGGGACTGTCATTCACAAGAATGCACACATCTCCGCGCAAGGTTACAAGAGCTTTTTTGGTTACGGACGCGATTGCTGTTTCTTCAACTTGGCCTGACATTTTGTCTCCTTAGGTTGAGGTTGATAAATCGGTGGGGTGCTGACTGTGTAAACCACATTGTTTGTACCTGTTGTGAAAGTCTGCCATTGTGTAGGCTGGACTGGCGCTGACAACTTCTCTTCGCAAAGGTTATTAAGGCTGAACCGTGGTCCACGCAACTTTCGCCACTCGGGCAGTTCAATCATTAACGCGCCATGTACTTGGTCGGTAAGACGTACAGTAATGCGCTTCATGGTGTCAGTGTGACACCACTTAGGCGTCATGTAAAGCTATTTATTTGATATAATGAGGCATCGGGTGCGCAAACACCCAGTCATTCGACTATCGGAGGATGTCCGAGATGCCTCAAGAGCAATCTTACCTTGGCTATGTCTACCTAATCGGTTCCCAGAAATACGGTTGGTACAAAATAGGAAAATCCAAGAACGCAAAAATTCGGGTATCCGACATTGGGATTCTGTTGCCATTCAAAATTGAAGTGTTCGCCATCTGGGGAACCTCAAACGAAACTATTCTCGAATCCGAAATGCACAAAACTTATGCCGGTAAACGCATCAATGGCGAATGGTTTGGTTTGAGGACTCAAGAAGCCAAAGACCTCATTAAGGCGATGACTGTTTATCCGAGCACACTCATCTACGAATACGAGTATGGGATAGGCGATAGATTCCTTCCGTCGAACATGGAAAGAGACAGGGAGTTTGGAAATCGGAAGGGGTTCAACACGCTCAAGTCGAAAGCGTTTATGAATGCGCGATACGAATGGTGCGCGGAGAACGGCCTAGACCCGACCTTAAAAGAGAACAAGAAAGCATCAAAAGAGGCATCACTAGAGATGGGGAGCGGTTCATTAGGCATTTAAAGGCTTTACATTTGGAGAACAAAGTAGTATTCCAATAGACAACACCCGTCAGGTACTACCCGATTCCAGGTCGGACGGACTAATGACCGTAAACTGGCTAAATCCTGACTGATTGAGATGTGGAGACACACGCACGGGGCGCAAGCTCGCGTAGCTCATTTCTCAGGACGGACACCATGGCTCTATCCACAGAATTAGCAGCCGAAGCAATTGAACTTGAAGCGTTTGTATCGGATATTCCGGACCTTCAGGCGAAATTTGATCGGCTTCAAACCCGTATCAAAAAGGGAGCCACTACAAAGCAGTGCTCCTTTGAAACCAACCGTGGGGGCGTTCAACGCGCTCCTTTCTGGGCATCTGCTCGCGTTCAGGGCGGCGCTCCGATTCAACAGTTCGGCAATGACACAGCAACCACCGCTCCCGCCTACGGACGCGGCTCGGCTGGCAAGTACGTTTCGATGGCGGCCAGCCCGGTTCGGTTTGTCTCCATCTGCGAAATCTCCAACATGGCGAACTACGCGACAGACGGCAAGGAACGCGGTCTGGTTAAGTTCTCCAAGGAAGAGATGAACAAATCCCTTCTGGCGCATGACAACGGCATCGAAGCCCTCCTGAACCGTGACGGCTCGGGCACCATCGATTCCGTCGTGACGCCATCCTCGGGTTCCGGCTCCGCTGGTCCGGCATTCTCCTATGTCGTGACCAACAACGCTGCATCATTCGTAGATCAGCAGGTAGTATCGGTTCTCCCTTCGGTGGGCGGAACGACACGCGGCACCTTTACCATCTCCTACGTCGATCCGGTTGCGCAGCGGCTCTATTCGGCTGATGCTCTGCCTTCGACGGGCGGTGCGACGGCTGCGGGTGACTTGCTGGTGGTTCAGGGCGCGACAGGCGCGGCTGGCTCCTCGGTCTATGGCAAGGATTACTGGATTCAGAACGGAAACGTCGGCACCAAGGCTGGTATCGACATCTCGCAGTATCCGGGCCGCTTCTCGACTCCTACCATCAACTTTGGCGGATCGGGAACCATTGTCAATTCCACAGCCCTGCGGGTTCAGTCCATTCGTATGCGTGCGATGGGCGATGACTACGACAAGCAGGAGAAGGCGTTCTGGTACGGCAACCCCGTGCAGGGCGTGGCTCTGGCTGGCAACTACTATGTCCCGGGCAGAACCGATCTCGACAATGGCGGGGATACCGTTCCCGACGTTGCCAAGCGGTACATGCAGGACAAGTGGGCTGGCGAGGAAGTCTGCTGGTCCTCAACGTCCGAACCTGGACGCTTTGACCGCATCGTTCCCTCGTCCTTCACCTTCGGCGAACTCTACGAGACTCGCCTGCATGAGTGGACACCAGGCAACACCGTAGCAGCGGTTCCCGTAAACGACGGCGGTGGGAATACGTACTATGACAGCACCATGTTTGCCTACGAGACCGCCTTCAACTTACTATGCCCTGAGATGAAAGCACAGTTCTATATTCAGGGTTTACCGACACCTGCTGACGCATAGCTAACCCCGTGGGCGGCGGGTAATCCGCCCAATGTAACGGAGACAGCAATGGAGACATTTCCGATTCGCCCTCTCTTTGATCGTGTGATCGTGAGGGAAGTACCGATTGAGGACTACTACGAGCAGTCAGAGCATGTTGCCGTAGATCTTCAGAATGCATTCATCAAGGAACGCTCTGACCGTGGCGTGGTGGTAGCCATCGGCTCCAAGGTAGAAGAGGTAAAGGTGGGGGATACGGTGCAGTACGACGAGTATTGTATGTCCGACCCCATCTATCTCAACCCGGCTCACAAGAACCGAGTTGACCTTCCTCGCTATTGGCAGATTCGGGTGCCCGACTTAAAGGGCGTAAGAGTAGCAGTAGAGGCGGAATACCAACGCTGTCCGATATGCAAGCTCTATTACACTCCAGAGTTCTACAGTAAACATCCATGTATTACCAAGGAAGACCTATTGGAGACTGCAACCAATGCGCGAGTGTCCTAGCTGGTTTCAGGATGAACTGACCCGTATTGGCGGAACGAACGTATATGGCGAACCCATCTTTAAGTTGATCTGGTCCCTTGATAATAAGCAGGTTATTGGCGGCAAGTGGGCTGATGGATTCGTAGGCTATCGCAACGTCTGCATGACCCCCGAACCCTGCTGGATTCTCATGGTCTGGGAACCTACCGAAGTTCAGGGGAGCTACGAGACGTGGAATCGGGAGTTCCGGGATGAAACCGGACTACTTGAATGCGGGGGCTACCCGAAGTATGGTCGCTACCGTGTATTGCAGAGATTCATCCATACTGAAATCCTTGAGCAGCCAAAGGAACGATATTCCTTCAACACCAAGGGCGAACCCAGAGTGGAAGTGATTTCCACCCTGAAGACGGAAACCTACCGCATGGAACCACGGGGCCTGATATTAGACCTCATTTTGCCTATGTTGATGGCATGGCATAAGTTGGAAGCCGCAATCAGGATCAAAATGCTCAAACAGCGGGAAAACGAGCAGAAAAAGCAGTACATGAAGATGGTCAAGGATGCACGGGACGGCCATCGGGTCATGCGTGGTTCACAACTGGTACGACGCAAGGCCGAGGAGATTGAACGAGGTATGCGGCAGGCAATGGCTATCGCAGCCCGTAACGGCCTCGGCATGAAGATGGAACCAATCTAAGGAGACAGCATGGGACAACCGATTCTGGAACAGGAAACTCGCTCGGAACTTCGCAAGCAGAACGAAGCGAACTTCAACACCATCATCAACGGACGCTCGATGCGGGAGCCTCGGAGACTGATCTACATCCACACCGTCTCGAAGAAACCGCGCATCGTCAACCGGACACTCTTTCCTCATCTGCTTCTCAAGGGATGCGACAGCGGAGAGCGGTACGTGACCTGTGCGGTGATTGCCGACCCTATCGCGCAGCCATCTCCCGATCAGGAGCGCGGCGGGATTCGCGTTGATGAGCATGACGGGTGGAGAGCGATCATTGACCTCCTCAATCCGCGCAATACAACCAACGACCCCTATAGCGGGGATACCGAGTTTGAGTGGCACGCCAACAAGTCTGGTCAGAATCTGCTGGCTGAAGGATTCTTCCCTTCTACCCGCGAAGTGCCGACAGAGAAGGAAATCATCAAGGCCGAGGAGTGCGTCAAGAAGCATTTCAAGTGGCTGACTGATCAGGCTATCCGCATGGCGGGTTCGGGAATGCAGAAGGAGTTTAACGAGTTCCTTCAGACCTATCCCGACGTTCACCCTGCGATGGATGCTCTTGGTCTGTCGGCTCCGTGGCACGCGGCCTCGGTGATTGAGGCGTTCTGCCCGAACTGCGGCGAGAAGATCAGGCCGGGAGTGGCATTTCACAAGAGCGATTTGGGTCCATGCGTGATTGATCCCGCCCGGGCATTCAAGGCGGGTGTGATTGACAGGGAAAAGATGGAAGAGTTGCTAGGCATAGATCAGCCAGCGCCCGTAAAACAGGCACCACGGCGCGGCTAACGGGCTTCAGGGAGGGGATTCTGGTAGCTTCTGACCTGTCTCCGCAGATTCCGTTATTGGAGTCTCCTCACTGAAGAAAGGAAGAGTATGCAGGCAGTCACGGGCGGTAACGTAAGGTATCCGAATCTGCAATCCATCGCAGACCTCTTCCGCACGTCAATCAACGACACCTTTAATAATGCAGGCGGGTCTGGTACGGGTACAGGGGGAGGGGCTGGCCTCATCATGCCCAACTCGAATCCCGATCTCATTACCTTCCTCGATGCGGCGATTCAGGAGACATACGCAGACCTTCGCATCGTGGGCGATCCGGAACTGATTCTGGACAACTACATCCTGGTAGGACTCCCGGTAGTTAATAGCAACCTTGGTCCCGGAGTACCTAACTCGGCAACACAGGTATCTCTGGCCTATTCGGGCTACTTCGACGGCGTGCAATGGTATCCGCAGTGGACTATCCCCATTTCCTTGAGCAAGGTGCTGGCTTTGTGGGAACGGCAGTCAAATGTAGGCTATGACTTCATTCCCATGAAAGCGGCTCCCTTTGGCTTGGCAGGAGTGCAGCAGGGCCAGCACATGTATCAGTGGGAAATGCGGCAGGGGCAGATATGGATGCCGGGATGCGTGAACCTGACCGACATCAGAATCCGGGGAACCATCACCTACCCCGAGTTCCTTGATCCCCGTACCATCGACTACACCACAGCCTACGTGCCGATTCTCGATTCGCGCAACGCCATCGTCTCGAAGATGCTGATTCGCTATGCCATGCGCTTTGCCCCTGAGAACTACCAGATGTGCATAGCCGAGGAAGCGAGACTGATCGGTAAGTTGAAAAAGGAAGTTGTTCTACAGAAGCAGACACAGGAAAACCGCAGACAGTCCTTTGGTGACGCTGCTGTGGCAGATTTTGCGCAGACGTGGCCTCTAGTCAGTTAAACCCCGCGAGGAGCGGCGAACCCCAACTTTATTCCGAGGAGGGATAACCCAATGGCAGGCAATGCAACTGTAGTTCTTCAGGTTAGCGAATACACTCTGGCGGGAATCGATGACACCTCCCGCTCAACCATCGTGGAAGGTCAGATTCTCTCACTGGCTGGTTCGCTGGCAACCCTCACTGTGGTAGCTGGCGGGTCCGGCTATGCGGTAGGCGATTACGTCCAGATCAACGGCGGCAACAACGGCATCTTCAAGGTAGCTACTGTGACCTCTGGAGCCGTCGCCACGGTCACACTTGTCAACACAGGGCAGAACTACGTCGCCAAGACTGGCGCAACCACCTTCGCGCTCACAGGCAACGGGACAGGCGCAACCATCACCACCACCATCAACACCAACTCTGGCAAGATCATTCAGATCACGGGCTGGTCTATCACCTCAAACGTCGTAACCTTTACCGCAGTCAATTCGCTGACCACGGGCGGCGGCGATGTGATCACGGTCCAGGGGTTCGGTGGCATAGCAGGCAATCCGGCTGCTTATACCTTCCTCAACGGGACGTACACTGTGACCTCTGCAACCGCAACGATCATTGTGGCTGCTCTGACTCATGCTGACGGTTCCGGCTCTCAGGGTGGCGTCGCGTTTGTGCAGGGAACTTACCAGACCGCAGGCTTGGCGATCAGCTATGCCTTTGTCGATCAGTTCGGACGGCAGCGGCCAGTAGGAACGATTGGCCCTCTGGCGCAGCCGAAGTGGATTGAAGCGCAGACCGTTTCGGGGTCGGTCTACAACTACAAGATCAACACGGAAGTGTTCCCGAATCTGCTCCTGATCTACTCCGGCATCACGCAGGTATCCGATACCACGGCTATCGTTGCCGACACGGTGAAGTTCAGGGCGGAGTTCGTGAAAAACGCATTCTAAGGGGAATCCATGCACGGTACATCGGGGGGTTCTCCGGTAGCACTTTCCAGTTATGGGGGATTGGTCACCTTGGCCGACCAATCCTCCATACCGGAAGGCGCGTCTCCGCGTTGCTACGATATGGACTTTCTGGTTGGCTCGACTCTTACCCGGGCAGGGCTAAGGAACGTCTATACCTTTCCGGACCCGATCCCGCTAGGTCCAAATCCCGCAGAGCGAGCCGTCTCAACCGGATGGCTCAACCCTGCCAACGTCCTTACTTCCGGGTCAGGCTCCACGTCTTCCGGAGTGCCATCGTCCAATTTGGACGTAACGCAGTTTACCTTTGACCTTCCTCCCACGGATGGGCTGACGGGCATTGAAGTAGACCTGATCGGCTATTCCACGGCTCCCACGACCCTGACCGCGCAGATTATTAGGAACGGTGTAGCGGTAGGAGCGCCGAAGTCCATAACCATGGCGTCCAGTATTGGACCCTTCTCTCTTGGCAGTCTTTCGGACCTCTGGGGAACGGGCTATACGCATTCAGAAATCAACTCAACCACCTTTGGCGTAAGGCTGACGGTAAACTCATCCTTTACCCTGACTACGGCGTTTCTGGACTATGTGACCATTACGCTCGGAACCCGTCTGGGGCAGGCGAACTTCAATTTCATTACTACCTTCACGCAGCAGGATGGAACCGTCAAGAATATCGCGCTCGATGCTGACGGTAATCTCTACGTGGAAGATGTGACCAATAATCCCGGGGTATTGGTACAGGTGTTAGGCGACATTACTCCCAACTCCTATGCCACGGGCGTCAACGGTCCGGATGTCGAATACCTGGCTTTCTCGAATGGCTCTACCGGGTCCGATATTCCCCTTCAGTACACCAAAGACTGGATAGACAGGATTACGCAGGTAGGTCCGGGTGCTCCTCCCGTGTTCACTCCGGGGAAGGCCGATGCCAACACCTTTGCCATCTCCACGATCACGCAGTTCCCGGCGAACTCGGACATCACCAACCCGGGCACTCTGAGCGTCCTACTGCAATCGACTGGTCCCGGCTCTACGGCTCCCGGCAACGTGATTACGGTCTACTACTCGCCCTCCTTCTACGGGGGTTCGACTCACCCGGAAGCCGAAGACAAGACGCTGGTAGACATGTTCAATTCCGGGAAATCGGTTTATGTCTACATCTCTGGAACCGTGTTTGCGAACGGCAACTATCTCGTCACGTCGGTAGGCAATGCGCAGCCTCCGGGAGTGGATCACTTCCGTTACTACTTCACGGTGCAGGCGCAGACCTCGGCCTATCAGAAGATCGTGGCGGGAGCGGGACAGTACCAGCAGTCTGCAGCTACGCTGACCATGGCGGTTCCGGTTCCCGGGCTTCAGGTAGGGAACAACGTTACTATTTCAGGGTCATCGGTAGCTTCATGGGATGCCACGTGGCCCATCTCGGCTGCGCTCAACTCGGCGGCTATGGTCATTACCAACACCTCCGTCACGGCGTCGGTAGCTACCTACAACTATTCGGTGAACTCGGGAACCCCTCCCACTATCGGGCAGCTTGTCACCATCACCGGGACAACGAATGCCAATGGTGCCCTGAATCTCGCCAACGCAACCATTACCGGAGCGTCGGGGGGAACGACGGGCACGTTTACTCTTTCGGTTCCTGTAACCACGGCGGCAAGCGTCCCGGAAGATGGACTCGCAACCACCGCAGGGACGATCTTCCAGTTCGATCCCGGACTGCCGTTGCTGACCACCACGACCAGCCCGATTTACGGCAACGCGACAGGCGGTACGCTGACCTTCATTCCTGCCAGTGCGCAGTTGATCGGTCCGGGAACCCGGCAAGGGTCGGTTTTCTTCATTACCCGCAACGGCTACTACACGGCTCCTGCTCCTCCGGTCATCTTTACGTGTCCTGAAAACACCACGTCTCTGTTCGTATCGCAGATTCCCGTAGGACCGCCTAACGTCGTGAAGCGCGGCATTATCATCACGGAGCCGGGTCAGAACGGGACTCCGGGAGCGAACTTCTTTACCATCCCGGACGAAGTGGATTATGTGGTCAATGACGTGACCTATACGGCTACGTCGTTCATCATCCCAGACAACGTTTCTACCTCGGCCACGCTGACATTCTCGGATTCGGTTCTCCTGAATGCGCTGGCTGTCGATGTGTATGGCTACAACCTGTTCAACCAGATTGAGATTGGCGATCCCGGCTTTATCGTGAAGTACGCGGAACGTCTGGGCGTAGGACTGTGCCGGAACAAGATACAGAACTTCAATAACCTCTCCTTTGACGGAGGCTACCTGCCTTCGCAGCAGGACGGTCAATTGGTACCTCTTGGATGGTCTACTCCGGACATCTACGGGTCACTGATCGTCTCGCCGCGATTCGGCAATGCCTACTACATCAAGAATGGCGGGTTGTCTCTCGCGTCTATCGGGCTTATTACGCAGAATGCCTATCAGGACGCCTACAAGGTTCCCATTCTCCAGCCGAACACCGGGTACAGCGTCAGGGTCACGGCGCGTATTCCTTCCGGCATCACGGCGGGTGCGCTCCAAATCTACCTCAGCGCGGCGGGGATTCAGGCATCATTCTTCTCGCTGCCCTTCTCCGCAATGACCACGGACTACGGGATTTATGAGGGCGTACTGACTACCGGGCTTCCGCAGATTCCAGCGTCCCTTTTGTTGGGAGTCAGGGGGCTGGAATTGCAGCCCAATGCCGACGTGGAGATAGACCGCATTGAAATCTTCCCCACGGCAATCCCGGTACTGACGACATCGTTCTTCATGTCCTACGCGGGACTTCCGGAGCAGTTTGACGCGGTAACGGGAAGAGTGGAGTTCTCCTCAGAAAACCAGCAGCCATTGAATGGCGCCGTAGTCATGTACGACACCCTCTATGGCCTCAAGGGAACAATTGAAGGCACGTCGATGTATTCGCTCCAGGCATCGGCCAATCTTGAACCCGCGCAATGGGATGAGCCCGAAGTAGCGCAGAAGTCGGGAGCTATCGGGATACTGGCCTACGACTTTGGCGAACAGTGGATTGCGATGGCGAACCGCAACGGCCTCTACATCTTTGAGGGCGGTCAGCCGGGAAAGATTACGCAGGAGATTTACCAGATATGGGACTCGATCTACTGGCCCTCGGCAAAGACTATCTGGGTCAAGAATGACGTAGTGCATCGCAGGCTGTTCATTGGCCTTCCCATCCCTACGCCTAACTTCTATCTGCCCAATGCTCCGGTAAACCTGACGCCATCCAGCCCGAACGTGATCCTGATGTGCAACTATCAGGGACTTGATTCCGGGGGTGCGCTCAAGGGCGAACCGCAGATGCACACTACCATGTTCGGAACATTGAACTCGGTAGACATGCGGCGGAAGTGGAGCCTGTGGCAGATTCCTTCGCCATACATGGCAATCGTGGAATCGCAGCCTCCGACGCTGACAGGTCTGGGACCTCTCAGCCAGAACGTGTACATCTGTAGCGGCAGGGCTAATTCCCGTATCTACTTCCTTGACGATACGGCGGATACCGATGACGGGCTGACGATTGATTCGCTCTACACTACGGCGGGATTGGTTGAGTTGACCAAGAGGCCTCAGACGCCTATGGCGGGTTCGTTCCGGCAGCGGTGGGGATATCAGGTTGCGCAAATCGAAACAAGAGGTCTAGTGAATGAGCGCCTGCTACCGAATGTCCTGTTAGGGCCGGGAGAAGATACTACCAACTACAACGCATGGACCGTACCCGGAGGATTCAGCCCCGGCAACCCGGCGATGAATGACTGCGAATGCAGCCTAAATTTCGCTGCATCCCGGACATTCTTCGAGTTCAGAGAAAACGATGGGTTTAGATTTAGCCTGTCGAATCTAGTCCTTCATCAGAAAGCCGATTCATGGAACAAGTTGCTCGGGAGGAAATAGGTGAGCGGCATACCGGGCAGGGATTTACTCGCCAAGATCAAGAACGATAACAAAGACCTCGGTATCTACCTTGAGCGGTATGTTCTGCCTGCGATTCAGACCACGGCAAGGAACGCGGGGGTATCTCCCACGGCCAAGATTGCCGCACCGCAGCCGCCTGAGTCTGTCTCTGTGACCACGGCAGGAGAGATGCTTCAGGTGGTGGTAAACCACACGGCACCGCTTCAGATCGGCGCTCACTACATCACGCACGTAGCCACGAATCCGGAGTTCATCAATTCGCAGATTATCGACCACGGGCCAAGCCGCGCTCCCGCTCACATCGTTCTGCCAACCAAGAATCTGGCTGGAGACAATCACCAGTTCTACGTGGCAACGGTAGTCCAATATCCCGGCTCTCCTCCATCGAAGCCCACTTACTACGGCGGCAAGACGCCAATTCCAATCACGCTCTCCGGTTCGACGCAGATGGATATTCAACAGGGAACAGGGTCAGGAACGGCCAGAAACGGCGGTCAGGTGTTGGTAGGACTAGGCAAGGCGAGTGTCAGATTGGGGTCCAAGTGATACGCGATGCGCGTCCCGAAGACGTTGAGGCAATAAAAGATATTCACAAACGGCAAGGATTCGACTATCCTTTACCTGATCTCACATCGCCACTCATATTGGTTAAAAAGGTCCGTGAGGTCGATGGGCGCGTTGTAGGCGCGATGTTTTTGCGCATTACAGCGGAGACTTTCCTCCTGGTGGATGGAAGCCCGGTAACAAAGGGCCGTAGTGTTGAGGAGCTACAGCCTGAAGTTGTCCGGGCGGCATGGGAGAAGGGTCTAAGCGAAATCGTTTGCGTAGTCCCTCCTGAAATAGAACCAGACTTCTCTCCTGTACTGACTCGGATGGGTTGGGCCAAGGAACGTGATTGGGCGCTTTATTCGAGGAGCGTAGAGAATGTCTGACAGACCTATCGAAGAGACAATTCAGATGCTTTGTGAGGCAATGGATTCATTGTCGCTTCACTTTGCGCGTGTTCAGCAATTACTAGACGAAAAGGGCATTGTCTCCTTAGATGAGGTTCCCGAAGGATTTAGCGCGGAATCTAGAGAGCGGCTACTAGTCGCCAATAGCGAGGTTCCTCATGCGTAGCGCAGTTTCGCAAGCTGGTAACGCCTACAAGCAAGCCGGACAGACAGCCTCCACTCTTGGAAACGAAGCGCAGGGCGTCGGCGCAAACCTCACCCCATTTCTGACCAACGAAATGCTCCATCCTCAAGGATTGGGTCAGGAAGGCATTGCAGCGGAAACAGGAGCAGCCTTGGGCGGGGCCGGGGGGGCCGCGTCTGGGTTGATGGGGGCGGCAGACCAACGCGCAGCCGCCTCCCACAACGCTGGCGGGTTCCAGGCCGCACTAGGCGACATCTCCCGTGACCGCATGAAAGCAGCCGCAGGAGCCTCGGAGGGCATTCAGGCGCAGAACGAGAACCTGAAACAGCAACAGATGCAGGAAGGCGCTGGCGGATTGCAGAAGATGTACGGCATCGACACGTCAGGGATGCTTGAATCGCAGGGCCAGGAAGCCAACGACATCAACGCGGAAATCGCTGGGAACAAAACTGGATGGCTTCAGAATCTCAATGACACAATCGCATCCATAACGGGTGCCAGTAAGGCTTACAAGCCGGGTGGATATTGATGGCCGTATCTCCTTGGGCAGTAGTTCGTAATTCGACGCAGTTGGATGCTCCGCCTCCCGATCCGGGACCGTGGGCACCTGTCAGTGATATGCCTCCTGCTTTGCCACCTGTTGCTCCGCAGAGAGTGACGGAAGACCCTATAGCGCAGCAGATAGATCAGGACCAGCAGAAGCTACAGAAGGTCAGATGGGCAGAAGCGCATCCGTGGGGAACGCCTGAGAATCATCCCGGCAAGCTCGGCAAGCTGGCGCATGTGTTTTCCCAAATCGGGAATATCGCAGGGAACATCGTAGCTCCAGCAACCATGGCGAACATTGAAGGCACGCAGTTGAATATGCGGGAGAAGGAAGGGGGGTTAGCCAACCGACTCAACAAGGAACTCGAAGACAAGAGCCTTCAGGAGCAGCAGGCGGCTACGGCTGGACATCTCAATGCGGAAACTCCCGAAGTGGCACCTAATGCGGCTTCTACTCGGGCGCTCCAAGCGGCAAGCACTGGAAACCTAGAGTCTGAAACCAAGATGCGCGAACACCCGCTGCCTGAATACGAGCAGGTTCCGGGGATGCTTACGCCATCCGGACAGCCCGTGGAGATGGAAAAGCACTCAGGTGCTTATAAGCCGGGTGATGTGGAAGGTCTGCACTATGGCAGGACAGTGGATAAGCTCCAGCATGTAGGTGGAACCCTCAATGGGAAGCCCGCCTATGCCAACTTTGATCCTCTGCGGGGAATCTATACCGACCCTGACACCGGACAGCAGGTAACGGGATTCAGGCCGAATCCGCAGGCGTTCCAAGTGCCTCCGTTTGTGGTTGATCCGGAGACTAATTCCGTGGTCCGTCCACAGGTAGGTAAACCTCTACCAGAGGGCTATCGCACTTTGACACAGGGCGGCTCTCAGAATATCCCAACTACGACCATGCGGAATATGGGAGAGATGGCTGAAACAGTTCTGCCGATGGCGGAAAACGTGAAAGCCGAAGTGAAGCAGTTGGCTAGTTCGCTTGGCCCTGCCGCTGGTCGTTGGAACGAGTTGCTGGTCAACAAGGGGGGCAAGGACTTCCCTGAGTTTGCTGGATTGAACACTGACCTTGATTTGCTGGCTTCGGCTGTGGTTCGTACTCACTTCGGCGCTCGCGGCGGTCAGCAATACCGTGAAGAGTTAAAGAAGATGTTCGGAGAAGCGCAGTCGCCAGAGGATTTGATTTCCCGCATCGATCACGCTGACTCATGGCTGAGAGGCTACGCCAAGGCTGGCGGCAAAGATGTACCTGCTGCGCCGAGCGGCAATCAGCCACAGCGTCCAGCGAATGTACCGGACGGCTATCACTTTGATGCCAATGGACCGAAAGGAGCAGGTTGGTATGCCCCCGCAAAAGCAGCCAAGTAGTCAGCCTGACTTCATTCCGGCACAACCGGACTTTATCCCCGCTGGCAATGACTTCATTCCGGCAAGCACACCCGCGAAAGAGCCGGGGTTCCTTGAGTCATTCGGAAAGCAGTTCGGCTTGGACCATGAATCCGCTAAAGCAGATGCGGAGCAAATGAAAGCGCACCCTATCCAGCACGCCTTTGAGCAGATTCCGGGAATGGGGCTAGCTGAAGGTTTAGCGCATGGCGCGATGCGGTCAGCATCCGAAATTGGACATGGATTAAAAGATGCGTCAGAAGGCAATCCGTGGGGGTTAGCCTCTCATGCAATTTCCGCTATTCCGTTTGCTGGTCCGGCTATGGACAAAGCAGCAGAGCAAGCGCCTCCATCCAAACCCGGAGAATCTTACCTTGACCGCGTTATGGACGTTGCTACAAATCCCGGAGCGATGGGAACGCTTACTGGAGCGGCAACTCAGATTGCGCCACTGATTGAAGCAAGCGGAATGGTTAAGCCTATTCGGAGCGGCTTGAGTGCGGCTAATCAGGCATTTAACCCGCTCCCTTTGCGGAGTAGGGCGGTTGAAGCATTCAGAGATATAGAGGCCCAAAACGCCAATACTCCAGTGCCCCTAAATCAGACGACTCCGGCGATTGATACATTTCGCAATTTAGTGAGAACTGGAAGCAAAGATAACACTGTGGTCAGAAAACTTGGAACTCGCGTCGATCAGGTTCCGACTGCGGGTGACCCAAATTTCCCCGAAGCGCGACGGTTTTACGAGAACGTGACTACGGAAACCAAGAAACCCGGATTCCTTAGAAGGGCCATGGAAGACCCTTCTGCTCCCAAGATGCGCCGAAACGTGGGAGGAGTAAAGGATGCATTGAACTCAGATGTTACCAATGCTCTGCCTCCAGATCAGGCTACGCGCTATACCGGAGCCATGAAGGAATATGCCAACAACGCCAAACTTCGTAGGCTTGGATTGATAGGCGCTGGATTTGTCGGGGAAGAATTAGCAAGACGCACGGGACTGCTAGGGAAAATCGTACCAAGAGTTTTAGGTCAATAAGGAGAAAAGATGCCAGCATACGCAAACAATCCATTCAGCCCGTTGAACGTGCAACTGCTTCAGAAAGGCGTCCCGGCGTATCTCCTTGGCTCCTTTTCTCAGCAGGTAGGCAATACCAA